ACTATTGATAATGAAAAAACAACAGGTAAACGTTATGCAGTCACAAAAATGCCAACTTACACGAAAGCAGGAAAACTTGCTGCATACACTAGCCGTTGGTTTGGGATTCCTGATGACACCACTGTTGATACTAGCCCTTTCTTTCGGGAATCTGGTGGCTTTTGCAGGATTGAGTTTACTGATGGTGATATTGGCAACACTGCTACGGTTAAGCAGCACCTTACTTCAATCGGTTGGAAGCCGGACGAGTGGAACTTCAAACGAATCGATGGAAAGTTTGTAAAGGTATCAGCTAAGCTATCAGACACTTCCCTAAGTCCTCTTGGGGATATGGGTAAGGCTTTGATGGATTACTACACTCTGCGCTCTCGAAATTCTATTATCAGTGGTTGGTTCGATCACATTGATGATAAGGGGCGTCTACACGGTGATGTGTTTAACATTGGTACACCAACCTATAGGCAAACTCACAAGATTATTGCTAACTTGCCTTCTGGTAAGGCTGTGCTTGGTCGTGAGTTCAGAAGCCTGTTTATCACACCGAAAGGTACTAAGCTAGTTTCCGCTGACTCTGCTGCTTGTCAGTTACGTCTACTAGCTCACTTTATGGGTGATCCTGAGTTTATGAGAGAAGTTCTTGAAGGTGACATTCACCAGAAGAACGCTGACATTCTCTCTGCAATTGTGGGCCAAACTATTTCTCGTGCTGATGCAAAACCTTTTATCTTTGCTTTCTTGTACGGTGCAGGTGGCGCTAAACTTGCCAGTATTCTTGGTATCTCTGAAAAGATTGGCACAAGGCTTAAAAAGAAGTTCCAAGAAGCTTACCCTCTGCTTGACAAGCTTATCAAAGCAACTCAAGATGAAGCTGAAATTAGTGGATTCATTGTTGGCCTTGACGGTCGCCCAATCTACTGTGACAGTAAGCACAAGGCACTTAATTACCTTATCCAAGGTGCCGAAGCTGTTGTAATGAAGTATACTGTCCTTGAAATTGAAAAGCAGTTTGAGCTTCAGAACGTTGATAACAAAATCCTCTTATTCTACCACGATGAGGTAACCTATGAAGTGGTAGATGAACAAGCTGAATTTGCTAAAGAGATTATTATGAAGGCCTTTGTGGAAGCACCTAAGGCTGTTGGAGTTGATATTATGACATGCGGAGATTGCAAGATTGGTATTGACTACTTTGATGTTCACTAATATAAGGAAATAACATGGAATATATCTTACTGGGAATCTTCCTCTGGCTTGCACTTGGGGTATTGCACATCCCCCTTTACAAGTATTGGTGGACTGAAGACCATAATTGGACAGTGAGGGAGCGTCGTTTCTCCATATGGGGGATCCCTTTTGGCCCGCTTATACTCATAGCCGACGCTATCTGTGTAGTACTAATTTTTATCCCAGAGCGAGACAAAAGCAAGGACCATAAGATCATCACACCCCGGAGGAATAGATGACACCCCTACGTAGAAAGAGACTCCTTATGCTGGCCACTGGCACGGCTTGGCATAAGGCCTTCTACTCTCATTACCACCAACTTATACAAGAAGGACTCGTTCGCTGGACTATTGGGAGTGCCTCTCTTACTAAAGAGGGTTTAGAAGAACTTAACAGATTGAGGGATAACTCTGATGAAAAGACTGGCAAATAAATCTACTCCGATCTTCAGGCTTGATCACAAACAACGAGGTCTTGACCATGATAAAAGTGGTGTGCCTAACCAAAACCGCATGAGGGCTATGACAAGGGAGCAAATCTTACACTACCTTAAGGTCTTCCGGTCGGACATAACAAAGGAAGACATCATTGGCTTAATTCTAAAGGATACAGATAATGCTTGCCGTTAACAAACCTATGCTGGCCGACAACTCAGGTTGGCACCCAGAACTAGTCAAGGCCAACTTACCCTTGCTAGGCTCTATTAAACTTGATGGTATCCGTATGCTTGTTGATAACGGCATTGGGTACTCTCGCTCTCTTAAACCTCTGCGAAACAAACAGCTTCAAGCAAAGGTAGCTGCAGAGGCAAACACACTCCAAGGTTTTGATGGGGAAGTTGTTGTCGGAAACTTTACAGATGAGTTTTGCTTTAAAAACTCCTCCCGTGCCTGTGTTAAAACAGACCTTGAAGCAGACCACAAGTTCTATGTGTTTGACAGGTGGGACCTAAAACATGAGTACGAGTCTCGCCTTGCTGCCGTTAACGATGATCTTTGGGTGTTCCCTTCAAAATTTGCTCAGTTCCACGGCTCTGTCCTCCTACACACTTACGATGAAGTTATGGAGTTTGTTGAAGAGTTACTACAGGATGGGCATGAAGGTGCTATTTTCCGCCGTGGTGATGCACCTTACAAAAATGGACGAGCTACTGCTAAATCAGGTTGGATGTACAAATACAAGTCTCGTATAGACACTGAAATTGTTGTTACAGGCTTCTTTGAAATGCTGGTAAACAACAACCCAAAAACAACAAATGAGCTTGGTCGCACTTCACGATCAATTCATAAAGAAAATATGATTCCTGCAAACACCCTTGGTTATATTGAGGGTACAGGCTTCTTTGAGGATGGTACTCCATTTAATACCAAAGTAGGAGTATTTAAGGGGTTTACTAAAGCAGATCTTCAGAACATTTGGGATAAAAAAGAGAAGTTCCTCGGTAAGCTCATGAAGATCAAGTACATGGGTGTAGGTTCTGATCTGGCACCACGAACACCTGTTGCTTTAGGGTTTCGGGATGAAATTGACACAAGTGACTAAGGATAACTAAATGGAAGTATCAGACTTAAGTAAAGACGGTTTAAGTAGGGAAGTTTGGAAATTTAACGTTTACAATCAATACCTAGTGCTCACTACCTACGCAAAGGAAACAAGGGCTACTAAGCGCCATAAATGGGTTGGACCATTCTGGTCAAGTGCAAATGAAAGGGGTTACCACTCAAAACTATCACGTCCAGAGGGCATGCCTGACTGGGTAGTAACTAAAGCCATACTGGACTTCCAAGTTCATGTTGCTATTGGGTGGTGTAATCCAAATCATGTTTTGAGTGTTATAAAATTCGAGGACGTAGCAAAATGCAAACAGTAGAATATGACGATAACGGCGCAGTAGTTACAGCTCTGTGTACTGAAGGCAAGAATGGTGATGTTGAAGTTCAGCTAAACAATAATGGAAGTATTATCATTATGCAGCATGACCTTGAAGAAGGTTTTACAGAAGTGATTCAAATGACTGCAGATCACTTTGTTGACTTATTCAATTCTTTTGAAGATATCGAGAAAATTCGGCAACTAGGAAAGGAGAAGTAGTTATGTTACCTTGGTTACTAATTATTAACCACCATGATACTACCTGTGAGTGGTTTGAAACAAAGAGCGAGGCTTGTTTAAGGGCTATGGAAACGAAAGATTGTCATTGTGAAGTAATTGGTGCAGTTAGTGTTAGAAACTTTGTAGAAGGTAAGAAGGTATCATCCTTCAAAATTTGGAGACCAAAAAATGGCTAAAACTGGTGGAACAAACGTGGCACTACCCAAACCACGACACAGCAATGGTTGGGAAACAGCATGAGTATGCGTGATAAGATCGCAAAGATTATTTGGGACCATGGACTTCACGACGCCCATCAAGCAGCAGCCCAATCCATCATCGCCGCCCTGCCCTCAATGATTGCGCCGCTGGTTTGGGATCGAACTGCAAACAATCATTGGGAAAGTGGTCACTACTCAATCAACGAAAAGCGTGGTGTCTTCCGCGTTAGCTTTTGGGCTGGCGGGTCAATCGGGCTTGTTAAGGTTTGCAATCGCAACGAGTTTGATAGTTCAGTTTTGAGAGCCAACACCCACCACCGCGCCACTATCATGACAGCATTTACAGGAGAGTGACACCATGAGTATTCGTGACCAGATTGCAGAGATTATCTACTCAAACTCACCAGCAAACGGGACAACCCTAAACAATAAAGCAGCCGACGCTATCCTAGAAGCCCTGCCTGGCATGATTGTGCCGCTGGTTTGGGAGGGCGTAGAGGACGACTGCTTTGTCCATTCGGAGGCCGATGGATACACTTACGAATTAAGCGTATGTGACAAGCTAGAAAGGTCTTGCGATTATGTTTGGAGGTCTGACGTAAGGTATATGGGCAAAACAGAGGTTAGCATTGCAACCAAATCAACCGCATCTTTTGAACAAGCCCAAACCGCAGCCAACACCCACCACCGCGCCGCTATTATGGCAGCATTTACAGGAGAGAAAACAGCATGAGTATGAACCTAGAAGTATACAACAAGATCGCCTTAGACTTCCTAGAAGAAGGTACAACAGACGAGCATTTGTTTGTTGGCTTTGCTAGTGAAGCTGGGGAGGTTATGAAAGAGCGGATGCTAGAGGTTCGTAAAGGTGAAAATTGTACTGTTCCTATTGTGCAAGAACTTAGTGACGTACTCTGGTATATTACAGTAATTGCCCACAAGAGAGGTTACACTCTGTCAGAACTTATGACTTACAACATAAACAATCTTAGCGACCGTGAGCTTAACCCAAAGTGATGATTTTAGTAAGGAAGGGTTCCCTTGTAGAGATATGGTATGGACCACCTAATGACTTGGAAAGTGATTTTATCGGCTCCTTTCATTACACTCTTTGTAAAGAAACTATTGCAGCAATTAAAAAATTTGAGCAATCAGAAGGAAGATAACTATGGTACCTATGAGTAAAGAAATTAAAAATTGGATTGACAATGCTTCTTATGAGCAGCTATTGTGGCAGTGGCGCTTTGCAGATATTGGTAACGATCTTTTTAACAGTGAGCATGAAAGCTCAGGTTACTTTGTAAAGATTATGAAAGAAAAGCGCTTTTCAGATGGAGCGCATGCCATTGCATCTAAAGCTGTTGGCTGGTAACTACAAGTAAACTAAGGACAAAAAATACTGCCGACTAATGACCAAGACTTAACAGGGGAGACCCATGAACCACAATGATTTGTCGAGGTGGGAAACACTTGGAGGCAACCTCAATCGTCCACCAATTCCCAAACCTACTAAACCTACTAAATCCAAGGAGAAGCACATGAATTCTGAAAAATGGTATGATAATGCTGTTTCTGAGCTAGAAACAGAATATGACAACGGAGAGCTATCACCAGAAGAATTTAAATTTGCTATGAAATATTTGAATGATGAGTATGAAGAGGCCAACTATAAATGATTGCATTAATTGATGGAGACCCTCTAGTTTACCAAGCTTATTGGCATGTTAAACGAACTTATGAAGCATATCTAAAAAAGCTTAAGAAGCGTTTCACTGATGGTGAGATTGATGAAGAACACTATGATAGACAGCTTGTCTTAGCTGAGAAATCTTTTGATAAAAATGGTTTTGCTAAAGCTAAGATTAACATGGACATGCTGTTAGAAAACATTCTAAATGAGTTGTTTGTTGATGAGTATGCTATTGCTGTTGGTGGTGTTGGTAATTACCGACTTGATATTCACCCTGAGTATAAGGCTTCAAAGACACGGGCGGCTGTTCGAAGTAGTAAACCTGTATGGTTTGATGATCTAAAGGATTACCTTGCAGCCAAAGAGGAGTCTATCTCAACAGATGGTTATGAAGCAGATGATTTGCTACGAATTTGGTCTAATGACTGTAAACGCACTGACACTGACTACATCATTTGTTCAATTGACAAAGACCTAGATTGTATTGATGGAAAACACTACATCAACATTCACCCAACAAAACCTAAACACCAGTATGAGATTGCAGCAGAGTACGCTGAGTGGTTCTATTGGTATCAAGTACTTATGGGGGATAATGTTGACGCAATACCGGGTCTTAAAGGCTGCGGACCAAAAACAGCAGCTAAAATCCTAGAAGACTACTCAACACGCGAAGGCTACATAGAGGCTACTTGCAAAGCTTACTTTAAGGTTTATGGGCTAGAAGAGGGCTACGAGCACCTTCTTTTTAACGGTAAACTAATACATATCCTACCCGCTTTTGGCGAGCACTTTTCTATTAAAAGGAGTGTGTACGATGAATTTGTCTTATCTGTATGAAGTCATGGCTAACACCGAGACCTCAGACAGTTTAGGCCATTGGCAAGTACCTCCTGCTCTATCTCATATTAAACCAAAACAAACACACGGATTTGTTTACTGTATTGAAAGCTTGAAAACAGGACATCTGTACCTTGGAAGAAAGCAAACTGTTCACGGGGGAAAGAAGTCTAGTAAGCTGTATGGAAAAGAAACCCCTTGGCGAACTTATAGAGGTAGCAGTAAAAACTTAAAAGCACTTATGATTAAGGAAGGTGCCGAATCTTTCTTATTTCACATACTCGAATATTTTTATACGCGTGGCGGACTAAACGCAGCAGAAATTGAGTGGCAAGTTAAGTGTGACTGTTTGACCGCTAAAATGGAGGGAACAGAAGATCGCCTCTTTCTTAACGGACAAATAGCAGCAATGAGGTGGGTGCCAAAAGAGTTTCACACAGATGAGACAAGGCGTAAAATGAGAGAGTCCCACGCTAAAAATATTGACCATGGAAACTGGCATGTTGGGAAGCCAGCGAGAAACCCTAAAAACAGGGATAATTTAGTTCCCGGAGGTCTTGACCCAAAATACTGGGGACCCAACAAAAAAGCCGTTATAGTAACGAAAGGTGAAGAACAACACATTTTTAATGATTCAAAATCAGCAGCTAGGTTCATAGGTTGTGCACATGACTCTGTAGCAAGAGTTTGTAGAGGAGAAAAGAAAACGATTTATGGCTGGAGGGCTACATGGCACGAATAGTAGGACACGAGCCGTGTTCTTTTTGTGGAAGTAACGACAACAGAGCGATTTATGAAGACGGTGGTTCTTACTGCTTTTCTCCGGGTTGCTCTAAACCTTATGGGAAAGGAGAATCTATGGATGAAGACGAAGACCTAGACGCCTTGTTTGCAGACACAGGGTCAAGTGGCCGACAGACAAGTAACA